GTTCCACCAAAGAAGTTGTTGGAACAATTAATAGACCTCTTTGATATTCTTGACTCTGTAAGTATCTTACTATCGTATAAATTATAAGTGATTTACCTGATGCTGTTGGTGACAATAGAAGTATTCTTTTGTTTCTTATAGCTTGAACGAAAGCTTGTAATTGATAATCTCTTATCTCAAAAGGTAAGTTTAATGTTCTTACAAAATCTACCGCTTCAACTAAGGAGAAATTTTCCGTATTTACCACATCTGAATCTATTTCTAGATTATAATCTCTCTCTTTACAAAACTTCTCTATGTAAGGAACAAGACCGTGGTAGATAGATTGATTACGAAGGTCAGCAAGACGTATCTTTCCATCCCACAATTTATTTTTATATGCAGGAGTGAATTGATAACCTGGAACAAAGAAAGTAAAATATTCTGAGAGTTCTTGAGCTATACTGCGTTCACATTCAAATTGTATATAAACTTCATTCTTTTTATGAAGTACGATAGTATCAGTCAATTAAATACCTTGTATAAATTTTTGCCAACTAATATAGTCTCTTAATTGGAAAGTTCTACTGTTTAATTCTTTGAGTATTATGGTGCAGAGATCAACGATTTCATCATGTAAAGCTTTGTTGGCTAAATATTTGTTTAAATCCTCATCACTGTCCAAATATGTAGTTATGTCGGATTTGAGTATGAAAGGAAAAGGTTTCCAACCGTGTTCTTCGAGTTGGTCATCATCTAGTTTACCTGTGTAATATTCCCATTTTAACTTCTTCATTTTATTATATTTGAACTCAGCATCTTTAGACAACAATCTGTGTCTTGATAAGACATTCAAATATTTACTGTGTAATTTGGGAATGTTTAATATTTCTCTATCAGGTTCAGTACGATCTATATCACAATCTTGCCGCCACATTTCCAATAAATCATCAATTTGTTTCATTATATCCTCCTAGTCACATTATACAATAATTAAAAAATAATGTCAAACAGTTTTTATGTCATAATATGAATATCTAAAAGTGCCGTCTGCCGTAGGTATAGAGTTAGGATCTTCTTGTGTCGAAAGAATTATGGTACTTATACTTGTAGGAAAAACATCATAGAAAACAAATTCGTGAGTTGGGTTATTTGAAGATGATAGTACCACAATTTTAGCATCTGAATATTGTGGTTTTAATTGAGCCCTGTTTGGATTTAAATTTCTCAAATTTTTATATTCATCAAAGTTTACAGGGAATGTCATTGCCCTAATCCAATCGTGTACTTCTTTCCATGCAGTCAATTCCTCATCTACCATAAACGTCACATTCAATAAATCATATATGGCTTTTTCACCTGGGATATACACATCAACGAAAGGTGTAAATTGAGGTATTTCAGCCATTGAAATTCCAGGTAAAGTAACTGACTGACAGAAATATTGTATGTTAGGCAACCTACTAAAAGTTAATATAAACTTATTAGGTTGTAGAAAATTTGGATTAGATGGGTTACGGGTTATAGCTGTCATAGAATTCTTTCAAACGTATGGCTATATTTAGGTGTAAAAAAAGAGGGACTTTTTACAGTCCCTCTTAAAACACATTATAATTATTGTTTTTGTGTTTTGTAGATTACATTAAGTTTGCAATCTTGAACGCACGGTAGTACAAGTTAGCCTTAGCAGTTAGAGCACCGGAACCTTGTGTAGCACCTTCAGCGAATGGGTTAGCAACTAGACCATAACGTGTCTTGAAGCCAATCTTTGGCTGGAAGTTACCAGTGTCAACAGCACGAACCATTTGTAGAGGAACGTATGGGCAGTAGAAAATACCTGCGTCATAAGCGTTAGCACCCTTATAACCAACAACTGCAAACTCGGAAGATGCTGATGCTGGGAAGTATGGATCGATATAAACTTTGATACGGCCGAAGATTGTACCAGCAAAAGTATTACCAGTGTCGTCAACGGTTAGGTTAACTTGACCTTGTAGAGCTGAGTTATAGTCAAGAATACCAGCCATTGCAAGAGCAGAAGCAACATCTGATGAGCAGATCATGATGTTACCCTTACCACGACGAGTTGTTTTTGCGATGGTGTTAGCTTCACGTTCAACTTGGAAAGCAAGACCTTTGATCTTTTCAACCATCCAACGACCGTTAGAATCTGTGTCAAGGTCAAAAGTACCAGCAGTTGTTGTACCAACTTGAGCACCAACCTTAGCTGTTGCGTAAACTGTACGAACAACTTCACGGTTGATTTCAGCAAGAATTTCTGTTGAAAGAATGTTTGCTAATTCTGTTTCAGCGTCAAGACCATGAACTGCTTTCAAGTCTTGTGCTAATTCCATTGTGTACTCTGCTTTTAGAGCACGGGTCTTAGCAGTAACAGATACTTTCTCGATTGAGAAACCCATTTCAGCAAAAGATAAATCTTCAGCAGATGCTGTTGCAAGAGCAGCACCAGTTGTTACTGTTGATGCAAATACGTTACCGTTACCAAGTGCTGTGTTAGCAGCAAGTGATAGTGCAGTATGTGTACCAGTACCAGCAAAATCTGTGTCAGCTTCGTTGTAGAAAGCTTCTGAACCACTTGAAGGAACACGATCAGTACCATACATAGTTCTCATTGCGAAGATAAGTCCTGTAGGACCAGTCATTGGCTGAACGCCGCAGATATCATAAGCAATGAGGTTAGGTAATGAACGACGAACCAAACTGATTAGGATTGGGTCGAAACCAGCAACAGGACCAGTTGCAGTAGCGCTGCCACCAAAACCACCTGTACCAGCAGCGTTAGTTGGTGTTGTTTCTGTAAGTTGATGCACGTTGCCGCCGGCTTTTACCATTTCTTGTGCTTGATTTTCAAGAACAAGAGCGGTAACTGCCTTACGATATGGATCTTTAATAGCAGGTAGAGCTGGATGCTCTAACACTGCTTCCCATTTTTTTTGTAGGTCTTCCGTTAAATACATTTTTAACTCCTTGTTTTATTATTAAATTTTTGTTTTCGAAATTGATTGAACGACAGCATTGATAATTGGATCAAATGAAGCAGGCTTCTTCTGATCTGTGTCGTCAGTTACTTGCTCGTGTAATTGAGTCTCATCAGCTTTTTTGATGTTTGATGGGAAATAGTTTTCACGAATTGTCTCAAGTTTTTCTACTAGTTCTTCCTCTGTGGAAAAATCTATACTCTCTGCGAGTGATTTCATTTTTTCAACTTGAGTTTCGGTAAGTCCCTTGCAAACTTCATAAACTGTTTCTCTTTTTACAGATTCAAGAATTGCTTTTCTATATTCAATGTTAGTTTTGATTTCTTCATCTAACTGATCTTCTAACTCTTCAACTTTACCTGCAAGTTCATCAACTAGATCAACTTTATCTTCAGGTACGTCAATGTAGTGCTCAGCAAATAGATTGCGTAAACCAACAATGAATTCTTCGGTAATTTCTGAACGTAGGCCAGATTGGATAGCAATTTGATTTTCTTCCATCCACTGTTCAACTACGTAATTAAGGTAGTCGTCTACCTTTTCTGTTAAGTCTGCTTTGATAGAATCAATAGCTTCTTCTAACATACCTGCATACTTAACTTCCATTTCTTCTTCAATTTGAGAAACACGATCTAATACACGGGCTTCAAAAATTGTAGCTGCTTTAGATTTGAAGTCCTCTGAAATAGTTTCGTCATCAGAAAATAAAGCGTCAATATCTTCTTTCATTTTTTCTTTTAGACTCACTACTTCTTCTTCAGAATCTTCAACGATAACTTCATCGTGTAACTCTTCTTCCTCTTTCATAGCTTTACCAGCTTTGTTTTGAGTGTCTGGGGAAGCGTCAGAAGGCTTAGTAGAAATCGTACTCTTATTCTTTGCAGAATTATCAGGCGCTTTAGCAGAAGCATGAATCTTGTGTGAATCATCGTCTGGTTTAGCGTTCTGTGGAGTAGGACCACCAAGGTCTTGTACTTCACCACCTAGTTTTTGTGGAGGCATAGCTGATGCAGATTTCTTGCTATTTGCAAGAATTTCAGCGGCTGCTTCCATAAGTTTGTTTGATGCCATTTGGATTCTCCTTATGATTCTTTATTTATAAATTTAAAGTTTTCTAATATAATTTTCAAATAGGTTTAGTGCAACTTTTTCGATATCTTTTCTTGAGGCTTGTTTTATTTGTTTTTTTGCTTCGTCAAACTGTTTTTCCATAAACTTTCCGTCAATAAACATCCACTCTTTGTTTTCCATAATACCATTGACGAAAGCACCTGGTGCAGAAGGATCTGCGACAATATCAGCTGCCGTTGCTAGTCTAAGGTCATCTTGAACCAAATTATAACCCTCTTTGGTCTGAACTAATGAT